CCGTTCGCGGATATCGAGACCAACTACACCGCGTTTCAGCAAGGGCAGGGGGACAACTCCTTTCCGGGGCAGCAGGTCGACACCGACCTCGCGAACCTGGTCGAAGCCGTCGATACCCTCAACGAGTTCGTGCGCGGATTCAGCCGCTCGGACGGTGAGATCGGCAATCAGACGATCGGCCACGACCAACTGAAGCCCGAGTTGTCGATCGGCCTCGAGCCTCCGACCGCATGGGCCGCCGAGACCGACTACCTCCTCGGCAACACGGTGTTCTTCGAGCTGGCCTACTACCGGGCCACGGCCGACCACACGTCCTCCGTCAGCTTCCCCGCGGACCTGGCGGCGGGGTTGTGGGAGGAGCTGATCGACTTCGAGGCGGGGCTCACCGAGTCCATCGAGGGTATCGTCGAGCCCATCGTCGAGGGCCTGGTGCCCGAGATCACCGAGGACGTGCTGGCGCAGGTGCCGGCCCTCGTCGATCCGATGATCGAGAGCGCGGTAGACGATCTGCGCGAGGAGCTGGTCGTCACGGGGACAGATCTCACGGTCAACATCCCGAGCGACTACGCCACACTGCAACTCGCCGTGGACGCGCTATCCACGCGCAGCGTCGAGCAGGGCCACCGGATCGTCCTCAATATCGAGACCGGTCACGAGCCCACCCACGGGATTGCCTTCGTGGACGGCGACTTCTCTCACTTCTGGATCACGTCGACCGACGCCGAGGTAACTCTCCCGAGCGGCTTCATCGGCGCGGACACCTTCGACGGCCCGGATATCAACACCGCGAATTGCTTCATCAGTTGCACGAACGCCCGCGGCCCGGTGCTCGACACCGTGATCGATGCAGACGGTAACGCCGACAGCGGGTACTCGCTGTTCGCGAAGTCGACGGGGTGGGTGAACCGCCACCCGAACGAGAACGAACTCACTGACCCGCCGCCGCTGCCGCGCAAGTGCGGGATCAAGAACTGCGCCAAGTACAACTTCCGCGCCCGCGACGGGAGTGTCCTCTATGCCGAGGCCGTGATCGCCTCCGGATCTGCGCGGAGCGGCTTCTACGCCAACCGTTGCAGCACCATCCACTGCGTCCAGTCGGATGTGACGGATTGCGTCGACTTCGGCATGGTCGCAGACAGAGGCAGCACGATCGTCGCGGACATGAGCGACGCCACGGGCTGCGCGGTAGGCTTCTTCGCCATCTACGGCTCGCTCATCAGCGCCAGCGATGCGGTGGCCGACGACTGCGGCATCGGCTTCTTCGCCTCTATGGTGTCCAGCATCGTCGCACAGGGCGCTACCGCGGACGACGCGGTGGAGGTGGGCACCAGCACCGATTACTACGGCCGCGGGTTCGTAGCCATCCGGGGCTCCCGCATCAACGCCTATAGCTCGTCCGCCGAGGGCGCTGTCAACGATGGGTACTTCGCAGACGAAGGCGGGCACATAATCGCGGTGAGCGCGAGTGCAGACGGGGCGGGGGAGAACGGGTTCTCCGCTCGCGGCGCCGCTAGTGCGGTGGAGGCCCCTAGCTCGAGCGCGGTGGGCGTAGGTATGAACGCCTTCCAGGCGTCGAATGGCGCCACAGTGAACGCACGCTCGGCCACGGGAACAGGGGCCGCGGTCAATGGGGCCTTCGCCACCGCAGGCTCCCAGATCAACGCCGAGCTGGCGGTCCTGACCGGCGCCACGGCCTCGGCGGTCTACTCCACCAAGGGGTCACGGATCAACGCCTACGGCGCGACGCTGCACACCGCGGGCGGGTCCGAGGTGCGGGTCGATCATGGCTCTTTCATCACCGTATCCACCGCCACCACGCGCACCGGGAGCGTCGGCGTGCCGAACGTGGCCGACACGAATGTCGTGGCCTTCAACACGCTCTACGGCGCCGGCGTCGTATTCAACAACTAGAGGGCGAGCATGGCTGATCCGATCCCATACGTCGTCACCTACTCCTTCTCGGGGTTTCAGGCGACGAGCCCGGCCTCGCCGCTCCCGGCGCCGCAGGTCGATGACGAGTACGCGAACATCGCCACGTCGATCGGGTCGCTCGTCGCGGGGCTCATGGACGTTCGGCGCAGCGATGGCGCGCTCAAGAACGGCATCGTCACTATCGAAAGCCTGTCCACGGCGGTCGGGGCGCGGCTCGGTGTCGAGTACGACAGCGCCTATGACGTGGCCGTGGACAACGGCTTTGTGGGCACCGAGGAGGATTGGCTCGAGAGCCTCGCCGCCAACGTGACGATCGGCACCGTGACGACCTCGGCCGCCGGCAGCAACGCCGAGGTCACGGCGACAGGAACCGCGCCCGATGTCGTGCTCAACTTCGTCCTTCCGCGCGGCGCCGCCGGTCCCTCTGGCGCCGGCTCCGGCGACATGCTGGTTGCGCTGTACGACCCGGAGGGTGTCGGGGACGACGCCTTCGACATGGCGAACATGGCCGAGGCCGCGGACGCCAAGGTGATGACAGCGGCAGAGCGCACCGCCATCGGGACGATCGCGGGGAAGCTGGGCTCGGGTGACATAGCGAGCGCCGCCAACATCCGCGCCAACACGGCGGACAAGGTGCTCGACACTGACGGCACTTGGAGCGCGACGGAGGTCGTGACCCTGTCGGACGCCGCGACGGTCGCCGTCGACTTCTCGACGTTCCTCAACGCCTCGCTGACGATCTCGGGCAACCGGACGCTCGGCCAGTCGACGAGCGGCAAGCCGGGGCAGTCCGGCGTCATCAAGGTCACGGCGAGCGGTTCGACCCGCACGATCGGCAAGCACTCAAGCTATAAGAGTGCGACGCCCTTCCCCGTGAGCATCCCGAGCGGCGAGGTGGCCTACCTGTTCTACTTCGTCTACTCCGCGACCGAGGTCGTCCTGAGCGTAGTCGACGGCGTGGCCTGACGTGCTGCCCTTCCTCTCCCCCCTGCTGGACGACTCGCGGTTCTCCGTCGCGCAGACGGATATCCGCTCCGCCGTCTCGGCCGCCGCCTACACGTTCGCGGCTTGCGCTTTCGGCAAAGCGGCGCCGACCCGGTACGTCGTGGTCATCGCCTGGCACGCCGACACGACCACCAACCCCGGTCTCGCCCCCACCTGCACGATCGCCGGCGGCGCGGCAACCAGGATCGAGGCAGCATCCACCGGGACCGGCGAAGGCCCCGCGATCGGCGTCGCTATCTTCGTCCGCGCTGTGCCCACGGGGACGTCGGGGGACGTCGTGGTGACGTGGGGGTCCGCGCAGTTGCAGGGGATCGTCGTGCTGCGCGTCGTAGGATACGACCTCTCGGCCGCGCACCAGACCCGCAACTCGATGCTCCCGGCCACGGGTACCACGACGATCGGCGTGCCGTCGCGCGGGCTCCTGATCGCCGGCAGCGGCCGGCGCAACCCCGACCTTTCGGCCATCGCCTTCGGCGGCGTGCGGCGGCGCGGCTCCGACATCGTGCAGGCTCGCCGCGATTGGGGCTGGGACCACCGCGTCGCCGTCGCCAGCGCGCACTCCGTCACGTTCACGCCCTGGATTGCCGGAGAAGCCCGGCAGCGGTGGGTGCTCGCCAGCTTCGCGCCGCTCTGATGGCGAGGGAACCCCGCAAGACGCCCGAGCAGGCGGCCGCGGAAGCAGCCCTGCGGACCAAGGGGCAGGTCGCGCTCCTCAAGCGGCAGGCGAAGATCAATGCCGCCCGCGAGAACCTGCTCGACTACATCGAGATCACGATGCCCGACATCGAGGCGCCGGGCGACGTGACGCGCTCGGCCTACGTGTCCGGCAGGCCCCACAAAGCCATCTGCGCGGCCGTGCAGACCTTCGTCGAGGGCGGGTTCCCCGGCTACGACATCCTGATCCTGACCGTCCCGCCGCGGCACGGGAAGTCCGAGATCGTCTCCCGGCGCCTGCCGGCGTGGTTCTCCGGCCGCTTCCCCGACAAGAACGTCGTGGTCGCCACCTACGGCGACGAGTTCGCGGCCGACTTCGGGGCCGAGGTCCGGCGCATCGTCCACAGTCCGGCGCACAAGCAGGTGTTCCCGACGCACAAGCTCGTGCGCGGCGGTACGGCGAAGGACCGCCTCAACACCACGGCCGGGGGGCTCATGTTCTTCGTCGGTCGGGGCGCGGCGCTGACGGGCCGCGGCGCGCACCTGCTCGTGATCGACGATCTCATCAAGGACGACAAGGAAGCCTCGAGTCAGGCCATCCGCGATCAGGCGTGGAATTGGCTCACCCGCGTCGCCATGACGCGGCGCATGGGCAAGCACAAGCCCATGATCCTGACGTTCACGCGATGGCATAGCGACGATCCGATCGGGCGGCTCACCGACCCGGAGAACCAGTTCTACCGCCGCGAACTGGCAGAGCGGATCAAGATCATCAACCTGCCGGCGCTCGCAGAGGAGAACGACCCGCTGGGCCGCGCCCCCGGCGAGGCGCTCTGGCCGGACGGCCCGGACAACTACGACGAGAAGTTCTTGCACCAGTTCCGCGTCCTCGACCCGATGGGCTTCGCGTCGCTCTACCAGCAGCGCCCAACGCTCGCCGAGGGCGATCTGTTCAAGATGGAGGGCGTCCGGCTCTACGACAGCCTGCCCGAGAATCTGCGCTGGTACGCCTCCTCCGACCACGCGGTCTCCCTCGACCAGCGGCGCGACCCGAGCTGCTTCGGCAAGGCTGGCGTCGACAAGCACGGCCACCTGTGGCTCGACGAGCTGTTCTGGCAGCGTGTGGCATCTGAGGTAGCCGTGGAGACCATGTTGAGCATGGGCACCGGGCCGCGGCAGCCGCTCATCTGGTGGGCCGAGCGAGGCCACATATCGAAGTCCCTCGGGCCGTTCCTCAAGAAGCGCATGGCCGAGACGAACCGCTACTTCAACGTCGTCGAGGTCACGCCGATCGGCGACAAGGCGAGCCGGGCGGCCTCCGCCGTCGCGCGCTGGAACCTGGGGATGATCCACCTCCCGGCGTCAGCCTCGTGGACGGAACGGTTCATCGCCGAGCTGATGGCGTTCCCGAACGGCAACCACGACGACGCCGTGGACATGCTCTCTTTGATGTGCCTCGGCCTGCGGGTGCAGGTGCCCGCGTCAGCCCCGACCGCGGTGAAGACCGAGCCGAAGTACGGGACTCTTAATTGGGTCAGGGCGCAGCAGAAGATTCACGACGCCGGGGCGCGGCTTCGTTACGGAGGATTTTAGGCGTGTATGACGAGACCCCCAGCGAAGACATGGCCGCAGGCTCCCCGATCGAGGAAAACGGCACCGCCGTCGAGGAGAAGAAGGGCAACCCGCCCGTCTCTCCCGAGGACGAGAAGCTCGTCAAGCGGCTGCTCGCACGCATCAAGGCCGACCAGGAGCACCACAAGAAGGCGTTCGACCGGATGCGGGCCGACATGGAGTACGCCCGCATCGGCGCGACGGAAAAGTGGGCCAAAGAGAACTACACGGCGAACATCACGGGCCGGCACATCCGGCAGCAGGTCTCGACTCTCTACGCCAAGAACCCCAAGGCCGTCGCGCGCCGCCGCGCCCGGCTCGACTTCCAGATTTGGGACGAGGACGAGCAGTCGCTCCTCGCCGCAATGGACATCGTGGGGCAGTACCAGGCCGCCATGCAGGGCGCTATGGCGGCCGATCCTGTCGGCGTCGCCATGCAGGGGCCGCCGATCCTGCCCCCGGAGGTGATGCAGGCGCAGGCCCTCGTCGCCGACTTTCAGGCCGGCATGGATGAGAGGAAGACGGTCGACAAGATCGGCAAGACCCTCGACGTGCTGTTCGCGTACTTCATGGGCGAGCAGCGCCCGGTCGACTTCAAGACGGGCATGAAGCAGCTCGTGCGCCGCGTCTGCACGACGGGTGTCGGCTACGCCGAGGTCGGGTTCCAGCGCCAGATAGAGCAGGACGAGGTGGTCGTCGGGCAGATCGCCGACATCCGCGGCCAGCTTGCGCACATCAAGGCGATGATGCGCGAGTTGCAGGACGGGGAGGATTCCGAGAAGAACCAGGCGACGGCGCGGGAGCTGGAACTCTCGTTGCAGTCGTTGCAGGGGCAGGAGTACGTCATGCTCCGCGAGGGGCTGGTCTTTGACTTCCCCGAGTCCACGCGCGTCTTCCCCGACCGGCGCACTCGGAACCTGACCGGCTTCGTCGGCGCCCGTTGGGTCACGATCCAGTACCTCTACTCCCCCGAGGAGGTCGTCGGCCTGTTCGGCATCGACCTGTGCCGGGACTTCAACGCCTATTCGCAGGACGGGAAGAAGACCGACCGCGCCGACTCGTACTCCGACAGCGACGAGGAGCAGGAGGAGTACGCCAGCGTCTTCAAGCACTACGACCGGCAGTCCGGGCAGTGCTACTACCTCTGCGACGGCTACAAGGGCTTCCTGCGGCCCCCGGCCCCGCCTGACGTGTACGTCGAGGACTTCTGGCCGCTCTACGCCTTGACGTTCAACGAGGGCGAGGACGACAAGGAGCTGTTCCCGCCGTCCGACGTGGCGCTGCTGCGCGACATGCAGAACGAGTATAACCGGAGCCGGCAGGGCAAGCGCGAGCACCGCATCGCCGCGAAGCCGCGCTTCGTGTCGCTGCGCGGGGCGCTCGACGACGAGTCCAAGCTGAATCTCGCGAAGATGGAGCCCTTCGACGTCACCGAGGTAAACGACCTCGGCGACAAGGGCGACATCTCCAAGATCATCCAGGCGATCCCCATGCCGGGCGTCGACCCGAACCTCTACTCCGTGGAGGAGATCTATAGCGACATGCAGCTCGTGGTGGGCACCTCCCCGAGCGGCGTAGGCGCGACGGCCAGGGGCGAGACGGCGACGGGCGAGGCGCTGGCCGAGGACAGCCGCTCGATGGCGGCCGGCTCCGCGGCCGACGACCTCGACGCCTTCCTCTCCGTCGTCGCCCGGTCCTCGGGGCAGGTGCTCCTGCGCGAGATGTCCCCCGAGTCGGTGATGAAGATCGCCGGGCGCGGCGCCGTGTGGCCGCCGATGACGCTCGAGGACATCGCCGGCGAGGTCTACCTCGAGGTCGAAGCGGGCTCGTCGGGCAAGCCGAACGCGGCGCAGGAGATCCGCAATTGGAGGGAAATGCTGCCCTTCCTGTTGCAGATGCCGGGCATCGAGCCGCTCTGGTTGGGCCGGGAGTCGCTCAAGCGCCTCGACGATCGCCTCGACCTGACCGACGCGATAGGGCAGGGGCTCCCGTCGATCATGACGATGAACCGCACGGCCGGGACGCAGATGGGCTCGGACCCCGGCAGCGCGCCACAGGACCAAGGCGGGGAGGGCGGCGGGAATGGCGCGCCGGCCCCCTCACGCCCCACTGGCGGCGAGCGAGGCATGGGCGCCAATAACATGGGTTGACTGTCGGATCTGTCCGACATACGGTTGCCATACAGAAGCAACGAATCAGACAGGAATCCCCGTGCATCGACTTCTCTTGACCACCGCTCTCGCCCTCGTCGTAGTTTCCGGGGCAGCGCTCGCCAACTCCCTCACCGACTACAATAATCTGACCCCAGCACAGCAGCGGGCGATCGACAACAACACCTCGAACGGGGGCGGGTCTCTCGTGCGCACGGTGGCCTACCGCCGGGTCGACGGGAAGCTCGTGCGCGTCGTGGTCTACCGGCGCGTCGGCGGCAGCGGGACGACGGCTTCGAAGCCGAATGGTGGCGCGACCTCCTGCCACGGATCAGGCTGCAACGGCGGCTAGGGGGCTGTCTGCTACGTCCGTATTGCCGCCAGACAAAATCTCCGCTAACATACGCCTCGACTGACCCCCAACCGGAGGTTTACCCGTGGGCGTAGAAGATCAGGACTCGGCATCGCCCGACGAGTCCGCCACTGCCACCCTGGACGACGCCTCGGTCGTCGACGCTAACGCGGAGACGACCGAGAGCACTGCGGACCCGTCCCCCGCGGCCAAGGACGAAAAGACGATCCTTTCGGTTGTGCGCGATGCCGTGCAGCCCAAGGCCGTCGCGGACCCGTCCACCGCAGAGCCAAGCGACCACCAGGCCGCGCCAAAGCAAGCGGAACCCGACAACGAAGCCTTTGGCGACGTTCCGTTCCATGCACACCCGCGATTCCGCGAACTGATTCAGCAGCGGAATGATCTCCGAGCCCCGGCCGCGAGTTACCGGAAGATCGAGGAGTTCTTGCAAGAGAACGCCATCGAGCCGAAGGAAGCCTCGGACGCCCTCAACTGGACTGCGCTGATGAAGCGCGACCCGGAGCAGGCGTGGACGCAGATCAAGCCCGTGATTCAGCAGCTTTTGCTGACCATCGGCGAGGTACTGCCCCCGGACATCCGCGCCCAAGTCCAGAACGGCCAGCTAACGGCCGACGTGGCGAAGGCGCTGGCGAAGGAACGCGCCAAGGCCACTCTCGCGCAGGGGCAACTGTCCTTCCGCGATCAGCAGCTAGAGGCGCAGCGCCGCCGCGAGGAAGCCGACACGACGACCGCCAAGCAGGCGGCAGTCACGGCAGCGGCGCGGGCGTGGGATGCGGCGGCGCGGGGGAAGGATCCCGACTACGCGAAGAAGGAGCGCCGCCTCAAGTCCGAGGTTCTGCTCTTGCAGCGCGAGGACGGGGTTCCGGACACGGCCGAAGGCGTCAAGGCGCAGCTCGACAAGGCCCTCAAGGCCGTGAACGCCGAGTTTGCCCGTGCGATGCCGCGTCGGCCGGGCGTCACGCCCGTCACTGGTGGGAGCGTTTCAGGAAGCCCCCGCGCGCAGCCGAAGTCGATTCTGGAAGTCATCCAGTCGGCCGGGGCGCGGTAGTCCAGGGAACGGACCCAAATGCCCTACACAGCGGCAGAACTTGCGAACATCAACAACAGCGCCCTCGACTTCTATCTCGAGAAGGGGAAGCTGACTGCTCAGAATATCCAGGAAAAGCCGATGTCTGCGGCGTTCGAGAGTGCCGCAGGCACCTTCTCGGGCGGCAAGGGCGAGGTCTCTGTCGGTGTCAAGACCGGTCAGGGCGGCGGCTCGCTCCTCGGCTACCAGGGTGACGATCAGGTCACCTACTACAACCCGACCCCGGCCAAGCGGGCGGCGTACCCCTGGCGGGAACACTTCATCGGCATCGGCTTCACCCACTCGGAGCTTAAGGTCGACGGTATCACCGTCACCGAGAACGATGCCTCGCAGACGACTTCGCCGAAGGAAGGCCGTGAGGAGCATGTCCTCGCCGAGATCCTCGAGGAGAAGTACGAAGCGTTCGACGAGGACTACAAGGTCTCGTGGGATACGCTGATCCACGGTGACGGCACCACCGACACCAAGGCGATCGCCGGCATCCGGGCGTTCATCCTCGCCGACCCGAGCCTCGGCTCGACCGGCGGCATCAACCGCACGGCGAATACCTGGTGGCGGAACCGGGCGGCCACTGCCGCCGCGAACTCCGCCGGCAGCGGCGCCAACGCCATCTCCTCGGCCTCGACCGGTGGCGGCGTGCTCCTGACGTTCCTCCAGAAAGAGCGCCGTCAGCTCAAGCGGTTCGCGATGGGCGCCCCGCTTCGGCACAAGTGCTTCGCCGGCTCGGACTTCATCGCTGCGATGGAAGCCGAGATTCGCGCCAACGGCAACTACTCCCAGACGGGCTTCCGCGACTCGGCGTCCAACGACGGCTCGCAGGGCACCGAGGAGGGCACTCGGTTCGGTTCGTGGCTCTTTGTCTACGACCCGACCCTTGACGACCTGAGCCTCGCAAAGCGGGCGTACATCATCGACATGGCGTCGATCAAACTGATGTACATGCGCGGCGAGAAGAAGAAGCGGAGCAATCCGGCCCGGCCGCATGACCGTTTCGTCATGTACCAGGGTGTCACCACGACTGCGGTGATGGTCGCCAAGAAGTTGCGGACCTCCGGCGTGTACGACATCGCCTGATCGCGTGAAGGCGGGGCGCACGAGGCGCCTCGCCAGCCCTTTCCTCTGAGGAGGCCACAATGGCTTTTAAGACAATCGAGTTCGTCCTCGCCTCGGCGGTCGCAAGCAGCGGCACCGTCGCGAGCATCGCGTACCCCTCCGGCACGGTCGCGGGGCAGTTCACCGGGGCCAACGCCTCGGCGACCGGCCGGGCGATCATCAACAACAACGACGTGTGGTTGCAGTCGGCGGCGAAGATCAGCATCACCTACGGCGCGTCGACGATCACCCTCACCAACCTCTCGCTCACGACCTGGGCGGCGGGCTCGGAGGTGATCCTCGAACTCGGCTACCAGGATGCCTCGGACGACGCCAACTACCTCGACGGTGACACCCCGTCCGGCCCCAACGTCGTCTACATCCCCGACGCCGCCGCCTATACCTGTCTCGCCGCCGACTCGGGCAAGCTTCACATCTTCCCCGACTTCACGGCGACCTGCACCATCGACCTTCCGGCGCCCGTCGCCGGGATGGACTACACCTTCGTCTCGGCGGCCCGAGTGGCCGACGCCGCGAACGTGGTGATCGACACGCAGGCCGACGTGAACTTCTTCCTCGGCTCCGTCTACCACCTCGACACTGACGGCGGCACGATGGCCGTCGTCTCGCCGGACGGGAACAGCAACTCCAAGCTGACCCTCGTCACTCCCTCGGGTGGGACGAAGGTCCGCGTGATCGCGGATGCGATCAACTGGACCATCATCGAGACTCACGTCTGCTCGGCCACCGTGCCGACCTTCGCCGACCAGTAATACCCACGAGGCGGGGCGCTCCGGCGCCCCGCGACCCCTCTAACCGAAAGACGCATCCATGCAGCTCGTCAACTGCCTCGTCGCCCTCGGGGGCGATCCTCGCAACACCGTCCCGAAGTACGGCATCACCGTGGCCGAGGCCCATGTCTTGCGCGCCATCCACGGTCATGAGTCCCTGCTCGATGTGCAGCCGCTCGACGAGGAGTCCGACGTGTCTCCCCGGGCCGAGATCACGCACCTCGCCGAGACCTATTTTGCCCGCGACGAGGACGGGGCCAACATCGTCTCCAAGGTCTTCGCCGGCGGCGTCGCTTCGGTGCCGATGGAGATCGCAGACCTCGACCTGCCCGAGACGTCCTACCGCGTCGTTGAGCGCGTCGCCCCGCCGGCCCCCAAGCGCAAGCGCGCGAAGGTAGAACCGGCCTCGGCAGTGAAGCCGGTCGACGACGGCAACGATGACGTGGACGACGCATTCGCCTGAGCTGAGAGGGAGCGAGAATGGCTCGCAATAAGACGCTGATCTCGCTCCTACAGGACTACCGCATCGAAGTCGGTGCGTCCTCCAACCCTGCCCACAACAGCAACGCCCGCGACGCGCAGGTGGCAGCCTTGCAGAAGGCGCAAGAGCGCCTATGGCGCAAGTACGACTGGCCGCACCTGCGCGTCAGGCGCTTCCTCGACCTGCAATCCGGGCAGCGGTACTACGACTCCCGCGGCGCCATGCTCGAGGACGGCACGGACGCCGCGGACCTGGGGCTCGAGCGGCTCGAGACGATTGAAGTCCGCTGGGGCGAGGAGTGGACCCCCGTCTGCCCCGGCATCAACGCGGCGCAGTACTCGACCTACGACTCCGACCTCGACGAGCGGTCTTGGCCTGTTGAGCGGTGGCAGGTCTACGAGGACGAGCAGATTGAGATCTGGCCGATCCCCGCCAGCAACGCCGACACGACCACCCTCGACGGCCGGCTGCGGCTCACGGGCATCCGCGACCTACGCCCCTTCGTCGCCGACGACGACCGGGCCGACCTCGACGACGACCTGATCGTCAAGTACGCCGCGCTCGGCTCGCTGACTCGCAGCGGGAGCAAGAACGCGCAGGTGGTGCTGGACGAGGCCAAGGGCATCGAGGCCGGGCTCACGCAGGGCTTCACCAAGGCCAAAGTTTTCTCGCTCGCTGGGCGGCAGCCGGTGGGTCGCCAGCCCAAGGGACCGTTCCGCGTCCACTACCGTGTGAACGAGGTCTAGATGGGATCCATCTGGATTAAGGAGTTCCGCGGCGGTCTTGACGCCAGGCGGCTCCCCGAGACCCTGCCCGGCGGGACGCTCATCCATGCGCAGGACTGCCACATAACGCAGGGCGGGGAGATCGAGCAGCGCGCCGACTTCGTTCCCGTGTGGGAGATACCGGAGGGGACGTGCGTCGGGCTCGCGGCCGACGAGGAGCACCTCGTCGTCTTCGGGCATGGGGCGTCGGCGCCCGACGGCATCCCGGACACCTTCATATACCAGCAGCTCGTGCATCCCGAGGACGGCGACGTGGCGCTGATAGGCGTGCCGGCGTGGCAGGTCTATGGCGGCCAGGTCGCCGCGGTGGGACTTTTCGAGGACAACGCCGACTTTCGGCGCTACCTCTACCTCAACGCCATCCACGTCTCCGACGCCAACGCACCGCCGCAGACCGGCGGCGAGCCCGTCGCGCTCGGCATGTCCGGGTCCAAGCTGTTCGTCGGTGCCGGCCCGGCCTTCTACTTCTCCGACAACGAGGACGGCGACGACTTCACGGGTTCCGGCGCCGGCTTCTTCAACATGGCGTTTCGGATAGGGCAGGGCGCCAGCGTGCGCGCCTTCTCGGACTACGAGAAGCTCCTCGCCATCTTCTCCGACCGCGCCATCACGACATGGGTGGTCGACGCCGACCCGGCCAACATGGCGCTCGTGCAGGTCATCCGGGGCTTCGGCACCTTCTCTAGCCGCACCGCCATCCAGTTCCGCGGCGCCGACGTGCTGTTCTACGACCTCTCGGGCATCCGCTCCATGCAGGCCCGCGACTCCTCGGGCACGGCGCTGACCGCGGACATCGGCAGCCCGATCGACAAGCTCACGGCGCGGGCGGTCGAGAACGCCGACACCGAGCGGCGCGAGTTCGCGGCGGCCATCATCGAGCCGCGCACCGGGCGAATCTGGTTCTGCATCGGCGACACGATCTTCGTCCTCTCCCACTACGATGTGACGAAGGTGACAGCGTGGACCGTATACAAGCCGGGCTTCGTGGTCGACGGCATCGCTGTGCTCGGCGACCGGGTGTACGTGCGCTCGGGAAACATGGTCTACGTCTACGGCTCGGAGAGCGGCCCCTACCAGTACAGCAGCAGCGTGCAGGCCGAGGCGTGGCTGCCCTACCTCGACGCCAACGCCCCGGCGCAGAACAAGTCTTTGCAGGGCGTCGACGCGGCGGTGCGCGGCACATGGGAGATCCGGGCGGGGTACGATCCCCGGAACCTCGACGCCAGTGACCTCGTGGCGCGCGTGACGAACACGACTTACCCCGACCCGCAGATCCCCATCGTGCAGGGGGAGGGGACGCACATAGGGCTGCGGTTCAAGGCGCTCGCGCCGCTCTCGGCGACCGAGCCTGCGGTCCTGTCTGCAGCCGTGATCCATCACAGCCTCGACGACCTCACAGACTCGCCGGGCTCGTGATGGACGTTCGCCTCTTGTCCGCCAGCGACTACGACGAGATACGCCGCCTCGCCGTCGAGGCCGTCGACGAGACCGAGGCCGGGCTCGGCTTCGACAGCGGAGCCTTCCTCGAATCGTTCGACCGCTGCTGCGCCGGCAAGCTGACGTGCTGGGTCTGCGAGGACGAAGGGGCGCTCCTCGGCTTCCTGCTGGCGCGTATCGACGGCTTCCGATTCGCGGCTGGACTGGCGGCAGTCGCCGAGGTACTATACGTCACGCCCGCCAAGCGCGGCTCTCGGGCACCCGCACTCCTCATCGACGAGTTCTTCCGGTGGAGTGAGATAGTGGGCGCCCGGCGCAAGTACCTCGGCATCAACAACGCACTGCACCCCGAGCGCACGGCCCGCTTCTTCGAGCGGTACGGCGCGCGGCGTGTCGGCGTCTATCTGGCGGCTGATTGATGGCAAAAGGCGGCAGCAACGACGAGGCCGAGCGGGCTCGCCGCGACGAGGAGGAGCGTCAGGCGCGTATCCGTTCCGGCACCGCCCGGATCGACGGCGTGTTCGACAAGCAGTTCACGCCGAGCTTCTACAAGGGCCAGGAGACGGCGTACAAGGACTACGCCGTCCCGCAGCTCGACAAGCAGCACACCAAGGCCGGGGAGGCGCTGGGCTTTGACCTCGCCAGGCGCGGCGGCCTCAACAGCTCAGTCCGGGCCGATAAGGAAGCCGATCTCGGCGAAATGTACGATCTCAACCGGCAGAACGTCACCGACAAGGCCCGCGAGTTCGGCACGACGGCCCGGACCAACGTCGAGGACGCGAGGAACGACCTGGTGCTGACGCTACAGAGCACCGGGGACGCCTCGGGCGCGGCCAAGAGCGCCCTTTCCCGCGCCGGGGCGCTGTCCCGGCCCCCGGCCTACTCGCCGCTGGAAGACGCCTTCCTGAGCTTCACGCAGGGGCTCGGGACGCAGGCCGGGCTAGAGCGCGCGGCGGCGGCCGGGAGTCCATATAAGCCGCGACACAACACGGGGCTTTTCGGCGGCTCCGGCTCCGTGAAGGTGACGTAATGGTCCTTCCGCTTCTCCCTATCGCCCTCGCTCTAACCGCCGGCGGCATCGGCGCGAACTACATGGGCGCCAAGCAGGCCGAGCGGGCGAACCAGGACGTGCTGGGCGCCGAGCGCGTCCGGCAGAACCGATTCGACCGCGAGGCCGAGGCTACCACCACGAAGTCGCGCAAGCGGTTCGAGAACTTCGACGAGCAGCAGGGGGACAAGGCCGACGAGCTGGCCGACCTGTTCCTCGCCGACGCGGGGGCTGCTCCCCCCGCGCTGGACGCGCCTACCGACACCGTGACGGTGCAGCGCACCGCCGACGAGAAGGCCGACCGTCGCCAGTTCACCGACCAGCAGGGCACGGCCCGGGGCAAAATGCTCTCCTTCGGCGACCTGTTCGGCGACATCGGCGTCGGGCAGGCGCGCGACATGACGGACCTCTCGGGCATCTACGGGATGCGCCAGGGCTCGCAGGGCGTGCTGCCTCTGGAACTGGACGCGGCCTCGCAGAAGGGCGGCGGGATGCGGCTGGCCGGCGACATCATGGGCGGCCTCGGGTCGATCGCCACGATGGGCGCTCTCTCCGGCGCGTCGCTGCCAGGCATCTTCGGCGCCAAGGCGGCGGGGCCGGCGGCGGGCGGTACGGGCCTCCTCTCCCTATTCGGGGGCCGATGACGTGGGAACGCGATTGAACCGCTACTACAACAACCCGAACATCGGCGCGGCGATGGAGAACATCGCCAGCATCTTCGCGCCGCCCTCCGCGCAGGACATCGCGGGCTACGCGCTGGCCGACAAGGCGCGCACGGAAGCTCGGGGGCTCGAATCGCTCTACGGGATGGCCGGCGACCCTGACGCCGACATGGGTGCGTTCGACCGTTGGGGCGCGGCTACAGGGCAGTGGAACCCGAACCAGGGCTTCGGCGCCCGCGACATGAGCGACGCGACGACGCGGCGCGGCGACGACATCCAGGCGGGCACGCAGCGGTATGGCTACGACACGCAGGCCGCAACGCAGACGTCCAACAACGTGCGCGACAACCAGACGCGGGCGATCACGGAACTGTTCGGAGCGCGCGACCCTTACCACGACCAGCCCGCGGCCCCCGACGAGTTCATGGATGTGATCGGCCTTCCGGGCGTTCCGGCCATGCCCGGCCGCGACAAGCCCCTCTCCGAGACCGAAGTCGAGGGCGCGATCCTCAGTGATGCCTACGGCCAGGGGCTCGTCGGGACGAAGGACGCCGCAGACATCTATCGCGGCGACATCCCCATCGAGCAGGTGATCGGCGCCGACATCGACGGCGACGGCAAGGGCGACCCGGTGAACGTGGCGCGCGGCAGCGCCATCGGCCGTCAGCCCTACACCAACCCCGGCTCTGCGCCAGCTAAGGGCTTCAAGTCGTGGACGTCGCCCTCGACGCAGCGCAGCGGCATCGCCATCACCGACCCCGCCACGGGGACCATCACCGACAATGCGAGCGGCCAGCCCCTCCCTCCCGACGCCATCATAGGCGACGTGACCGACGCCGGGGGCGGAGTGTTCTCCTCCACCACGTCGAACCAGACCGACGCCACGAAGTCCGAGGCCGAGGTCAACTTCTACCTTGGCCGCGTGAACGCGATGCGGGATCTGCTCACGAACAACCCCGGCATCGCCGGAGCGCCGGGCATGATCCGCGGCTTCGTGCAGGACGCGCAAGCCTTCTCGCGGGAGATGACCGCAGCCTACGGCGACGACCCGATCATGCCCGAAGACGTGGGAGCGATGGCGGAGCGGTTCGGCGCCGCGGGGGACTACGACCCGGCCATCCGCCGGTTCCGGGCGCTGGCGGTGGAGCTGGCCTACGCGAAGGCCAAGGCTGCCGATCCCTCGGGCGAGGTCAACGTCCGCGAGTTCGAGCAGCACTTCAACGACTTCAACGGCGGCCTCGCGGGCAATGAGGGTGTCATACCGCCCCTAGACGAGCTAGAGGACAGCCTGCGCAGCCGCCTGACCTCGCAGGTCCAGACGTTGCGCAATCCGGGGCAGCAGCCCCCGCCGTCGAATAAGGGCGCGGTGCCGCCCGCAGAGGGGACGACTCCGGCAGGGACGCGCTGGCGCGTGGTGCAGTAGTGGCCGTAATCGAGGTCAACGGGAGGCGGATAGAGGTAGACGACAGCTTCCTGTCGCTGCCGCCCGAGCAGCAGGAGGCCGAGGTCGACGCCATCGCGGCGCAGGCGGCGCCCCCGCAGCCCAACCTGTCGCCCGCAGGCGAGGACGTGGCGGGCCTCATCGACTCCATCTTCCCGACCGATTCCACGGTCGTCGAGGCCCCACCGCCGAGCGCCGTCGACCGCGCGCTAGGGGGGCTGGCCCCTGCGGCGGAGTTCGTGGGCGACCTCGGCACAGGCGTCGCGCGGGGTCTCGCGGCCGTGGCCGGCGCGCCCGTGGACCTCATCAACGCCTCGCCCATGCTCTTGAACCTTCTCCCCGGCGAGCAGGGCATGACCCCGCTCACTGACCGCCCGGTGGGTGGCTCGGCCGATATGGAGGCGTTATTCAACCTCCCGGCCGCGGGAATTAACGCGGTGGCGGGCACCGACTTCGACGTGTTCAACGAGCCACAGAACATGGCCGGGCGCTTCGCTGATCGCGTCGGGCAGGAGGTCGGGGCCACCGTGCCCTTCCTCGGCGCCGGCGCGCGGCTGGCCTCGGGGGGACGAGCACTTAGCGAGATGTCCCCGGTCGGGCGGCACCTCGCCGCGCCCATGCGTGTCGATCCTGCCGGCGCGGCGCGGCGTGAGGTCGCGTATGCGACCTCTGCGGGCACCGGTGCGCAGACGGCGAACGAGCTTTTCACGCTCGACAACCAGGGCACCCCCTACTCGGACATCGGCGGCTCCGTCGCTGGCGTAGCGGGGCACGCGAGCCTTGCGGGGCTCCTGGGGGCGGGAAAGACCGCGCTCGCGGCCATATCGGGCAAGCCGGGGTTTATGGACGACGTGGCCGGAAAGGCGATCGTCGACCAGATCATCAACAACTCCGGTATGATGCACCGGCAGGCCGAGCCCTTCGTCCTGCGCGGCAAGCAGCCGCAACTCGACACGACGCCTTTGGCCGAGCAACTCCGCACGCCAGCCGAGGTGGAGCGACTGGTCCCCGGCTATACGGCTGACATCGGCGCGCGATCGGGCGATCCGATGCTACAAACCTACGCTCAGGACGCCAACTCGCGCGTCCCCGGCGCGGGCAACACCGCGCGCGTAGCCAATAACGCGGCCGTCAACGAGGCCGTGGGCCAGATGGCGCCGCAGGGCGATCCAGCGAAATTTCGCCTCGACCTGCAAGGCGGCGTCGACGAGCAGATCAATGCCCTTCTCTCGGCGGAGATGGACGCGCAGAACGCGGCCACGGCGGCGCGGGGCGCCGTCGCTCCGCAGATGGCGGGGCCGACCGCCCGCGGCACCGAGATCCGAGCCGGGGCGCAGGGCGCCAAGGACACGCGGCTCGACGCCAACCGTGAGATGTACCGGGCAATCGAGGACAGCGACGCGCATATCGACCCGGCCGTGCTTGCCGAACGCTTCGGCGCCGTCGACGCCGGCCTGGCGCGCAACGACCAACTGCGGTTCCGGCCACGGGAGGCCGACACTCCGGGTCTCCTGGGGGACGAAGGGCCTGTGCCGTTCCGCGAGGCCACGGCCATCCGCTCCGGCCTGTCGAACGACATGATGGCCGCCCGCGCCAAGGGCGAGCCTCGGCAGGCCAGCATCGCCGGGCAGTATCGTGACGAGCTGGATCAGTATCTCACCGAGGCGCTGGACCCGGAGACGGCCGCCGCCTACTCCGCCGCGAACCGCGACCGCTTCGACATCGGCGAACGGTTCGAGGAGGGCAACACGGCCATCGCGCAGGCGCTCAAGCGTACCGAGCGCGGCAACTACGTCCTCGACGCCTCGGCGCTGCCGCGGAAGTTCGTGCAGCCCGACACGGGCAAGATCAGCGACTACCAGGGTCTCATGCGTGAGGCGGGCGACCAGCCCGGCGTGCGAGACGCCATCGCCGACCAGGTGCTCGAGGACGCGCAGCCGTTCCTCGACAAGCCGGAGCGCCTGCGCGCCTTCCTGAGCGAGCGCAACGTCGTGCTCTCGGACTTCCCCGAGGTCCGGCAGCGGCTCGAGGCGGCCGGCGTGGCGACCGAGGGGCTGGCAGAGGCGACGACCCGGCGCACGGGCAAGGAGCGCGACCTGACGACGCCGGGCCGCTCCCCCGAGGCCGACTATCTCTACCAGCGGCAGGGGCAGGCGTTCGGCAACGACGAGAGCCGGCGCAGCGTGGCCCGACTCGTGAACGCCGCCGATCCGCGGGCGGCGACGCGGCAGTTGCTCGACACCGCTGGCGGCACGCCCAAGGCGGCCGTGAACCTCCGCACCGCTTTTTGGGAGGAGGTTCAGGGCCACGGCATCAACAGCGCGACGGACTCCAAGGGCCAAAAGATGTGGAACGCCCGCGCAGTGCTCGACAAGTTCAACGACCCGAAGTTCTCGGCTGTGGCCGAGGAGTTGTGGCGCGACAACCCGGAAGACCTCAAGGCCATCCGCGACGTGTTCACGGCGATCGACGCGGCCGCGCCCGGCAAGTCCCGCGCTCCGGGCAGCTCGGGGACGCCGCAGGCGATTGCAGGCACGGGGCAGCAGGCCATCACCTCGCGGCGCATCGTCTCCGACGTCCGCAGCCTGTCGCGCGGCGCCATGTCCCTCCCGGTCGCAACGGTGGGGCTGGCGACGAACTGGCTGGCGAAGAAGAGCGCACAGGTCCAGTCGGGGGCCATCCAGACCCTCGCCGCGCAGGTCGTCAACAACCCCGGCCTGGCCGCGGACCTGCTCGAGAAGTTCAACCCCGCCGACTACGCCGCGCGCCGGCAGATGCTCACTCAGAAGTACGGCGCCCGCGTCGGGAACCTCCTCGAGATGATCGCCCCCGACAGCGAAGACGATGAAGACGAGGAGATGAAGGGGGCCATCGAAGATGGTCGTTAGCCTCTACGACTCGCCCATCGCCGCGGCGACTACGATGATGGGCAAGGCCGAGCAGCCCAATCGCGACGAGCTGGCCGACTACCTGCGCACCGGCGGACAGAACCTCGACCCCGCGAAGACGGCCTGGTGCGCGGCGTTCGTCAACGCCTCGCTCACCAAGTCGGGTCGGGAGGGGACGGGCCAGATGAACGCCCGCAGCTTCCTCGATTGGGGGCAGCCGGTCAACCAGCCGCAGCCCGGCGACGTGGCCGTGTTCTCCCGCGGCGACCCGAACGGCTGGCAGGGGCACGTAGGCTTCTACCAAGGCACGAACCCGGACGGGAGCTACAGCATCCTCGGCGGCAACCAGGGCGACTCGGTGTCGAGCGCCCGCTTCGCCCCGGACAGCCTTCTCGGCTTCCGGCGCGACCCCGGTGCCGCCCCGCAGACGCCGGGCTTCAACCCGAACGCGACGCCCGACTTTCCCCTCGACGCGCTGTTCTCCTCGGCCGCGCCGCAGCAGGAGCCGCAGGAGGACCGGGCCGCCGCCGAGAAGCAGCGGCGCGCGGCGCTGTTCAACGCCGTGCCGGGGCTCGGCTGAGTGCCCCAAAGAGTGCCCAAAAGGCGCTTGTCTGTCCGATCATCCAGCGGAGAAACTATAAGGGGATCAACGGCTTAATGGGTGGTTTGTCCGCTTGGTTTGCTGTACCCACGGTAGCGTTCCTGTCGGTTGTCTGTCCCCCGCCTTTGCTGGTTTTCCCCCTGTTTCCGGTGCTCGCTACGGGTCGGTGTTGGTCGCTGTCGGCCATGTCCGACGCCCATCTTGCGCACTTGTGCCCCTCGCCCGCGCATTCAGGAATGCGCAGATGGCGTCCGCCAGATCCTCTTGCTCCTTATCGACGCGGATCGCCGCGTACTTCTGCCCGTCGTCGAAGCGGCACTCGATGTGCCACTCGTCGTCCCCGTCACGAACCGTCGCTGACACTACCCCAGCCATCACTTCCGTCCTCCTATGGTCTCGACCGCGGCCCTGCCGAAATCCGGCTGCCACTTGGCATATACGTTCTCGACCTGTGCGATCGAGTTCCCGAGCAGTTGGGCGATGATCCAGAGGCTCACGCCGCGCCGCGCCATGTGCGTCGCCCCTGTGTGGCGCAGGACGTGAGGATGCACCCCTTCGAGGCCAGCGGCCTTCGCCGCCGCAACCACGGCCCGGTAGACCTCCCCCGGAGTGTCGAGCACGTAGGGGCCGACGCGCTCCTCGTGCGCTCGCACCATGACGGCGTATAGCCGGTCGCTCATAGGGACGCTGGCGCGGCGCTTGCTGGTCTGCGCCCGGCCCGGCGGGTTGAAGTGGATTACTCGGGCGTCGAAGTCGACTTGGCCGTTGTCCCACCGGAGTTCTTGGACGGCGGTTCGTCGGGCGCAGGCGTCGAGGGCAAGCCATAGAAATCTCTCGACGCGCGTGAGGCGGTACGCAGCCACTCGTCCAGCGGGGGGACGTTCCTCACTCGCCTGCCCCTCTGTCCGTAGAGTCGCTCCCACGCTTCGGGCGTTAGCGCCATCGTCTCTCTCCTGTGCTGCCGCCATTAGGCGGGTGATCTCGTCGTCAGTCAACCAGCGGTCACGGGGCGGGCTGTCGTCGGGCGGCTCGATGGCCGGGACATCGGTTGCTGCCAGGTGCCGCGCCTTCACGGCCGCGTTCCACGCAGCGGCGAGGCAGACGACCTCGAGGCGGATGGTGGCAGGAGCAGCCCTGCGGCGGCTCACGTAGGCGTCGACGAGATCCTGCGTCACGTCCGCGGGACGTCGGCTGCCGAAGGCAGGGGCCAGGTGCTTCCAGAGGTAGCGGTGCCGCTCCGAATCACCGTACTTCCGACGCCACACGTCCGCGCAGGTGAGCACCTGACCACGGCCGGGGGCGTCGAGGAGCCTCAGCCACTCGTCGAAGTACGCGCTCGCCGCAGCGATTTCCGTCGCGCCCGTGCTCTCGCGCTTGCTTCGGCGCTGCTCGGACCAGTGGATGTAGAAGACGCCCGATTCGTTCGGCCGGAGTTCGTACCATGTCCCGTCATGGAGGCGGCGGCCACGAACGCGCGCAGGGCTTCCTCTGCGACCAGCACGGGTCGACCGGGGAGATACGTCAACCGGCCTGACAAACGCAGCCGCTTCACCTTGCTCGTCGAACATCTCAGTACCTCCGCAACTTCGGGCTCAGTCAGGAATTTCATCTTTGTAGGGGTTCTTGTAGAGCGTCCCGTCTCTGAAATGATAGCGACCGCAGTGACCACACGCCCATCGGGCGTAGCAGTTGCTCGGTCTCGCCGGCGACACCGTCCTCGGGTATGCTGCGACCGGGGGGATGACCGCCCTGAATACCGGACGTATCGTCTCGCCGCCGCATTCTTTGCACAGCATCGTCTTCTCCTTAGTCGGGGATTTCGTCATCATTCAGTAGCTGTGTCACGGCCAGCGCCGTCCGGAGCGACACCCGGCGGTCGACCCTCAGCCATGCCTCTTGCGGGCGCTGCGGGGAGACTTTCAGGTCGATGCTCGGATGGGAGTCGCCCACGGCCTGCTCCACGTAGTTAGGCAGTAGCGCCTCGGGATCGACGCCGAGCGCCTTCGCCAGCCTATGCAGGCTCGAGGGCGTGGGATAGACCTGGCCGCGGATATAGGTAGAGACGGCATCGCGGCGCAGATCGGCACGGCGGGCCAGCTCGCTCTGGTTCCAGCCCTTCGAGAACATTAGCCGCTGCACGCGAGCACCGAACTCCTGCTTGGAGATGTGCCGAGGTGTCAGGGGAACGTCCTGCGCCTCCGTGCTCTCCTGGTGATACCGACTCTTGCGAGCCATAGCCGATTCCTTTTGTTGTTGTAGCCCCTCCCGTAACCGTAACGTATGTCACATTCACGGGGTATGTCAAGCGTCCCGACATACGTGAGCCCTATATTTCCGACAGATGGTTTACGGATAGCGCGCGATGCGCTACCCTAATCGCGTTACGGGTTGACATATGGCTCCTGCCGTGTGTAAGACATACATAGTGAGTCGTCAGACAGACACGGAGGCTTTCCCCTCAGATGCCCATTCCCCTCTCTACGCAAGCATTGGTCTATTGGCGGATCTGCCAGGAGCTTCGACAGGCGCGCAGGTCGGGTGACGGCAAAGCCGAGGCTGCGGCTACCTACGAGCTGGTCGACCTCACCGTGTTCACGAGGAACGACTGGCGCGGCCGAGTGTTCGCGGCGAAGCCCGTCGAGCCCTCCGCTGTCACTCCGCACTACTGCCGCCTCTCGTGAGGGTTCTCGGCGTGGACCCGGGCGGCAGCGGCGCGCTGGCGCTGGTGATGGACTCCCATCTTCGTGAAGTCGTGGACATGCCTATCTTTCTGGTAAAGCGTGGAAAATCCGCCAAAGCGGAACTCGACACGCACAATCTCGTCGCGCTGCTCGCACAGTGGCGCCCCGACGTCGCGTACTTCGAGCAGGTCGGCGGCATCCCTGGCCAGAGTGCTTCCGCCGCGTTCAACTTCGGCCGCATCGCCGGCTCCTGCGAGGCGCTCGTCAAGGCCAGTGGCGCTCGCTTCGTCTTCGTGACACCGGCAGTGTGGAAGAAGGCGATGGGCGTCACCGGCGACAAGGACGAGGCACGATCCAAGGCTACGAACCTGTTTCCCTACGCCGCCGAGTCGTTCCGACGTGTGAAGGATGACGGGCGCGCCGAAGCGGTGCTCCTGGCCGAGTACGGCCGCCGCATCGAGGCTACGACGATTTTTTCTTGACCTCCGTGTATGATTCGAGTCATACAACAGACATACGGACCCGACACTGACCTGAAACGGATAGGCCCGCTGTGCCAATGCACCTGACTTTCGAGGGCGAGACCCTCGGCCAGATCCTCGCCAACATCCGCACCTTCCTCGACTCGCTGCCGGGCGACGGCGCCGTGCAGGGGCTCGTCAATCTCGACGCGCCGCTGCCGGCGGCGGTGAAGCGCGCTCCGAAGGACCGCGGCACTCCGCCTACCCCGGAGCAGGTCAAGGCCGTCTTCAACGCCGAGGCCCCTCCCTGCACCCGCGAGGAGGTTGCTGCGAGCGCCCGCGCCTATGTCGACGCTTTCGGCAGCGTCGGCGAGGTGATGATCGAGCGGGTTGGCTACCACAAACTCACCGACATCCCCGACGCCGAGTTGTGGCGCGTCAAGCGCGACCTAGACGCCTGCGTCAAGAATGGCACCCCCTAACCCCACCAACCATGGAGACCCACAGGTGAAAATCGAGATCGACGGATTCTACGGAGCGGAGGACTACCTACTCCTGTCCGAGTTTTTCGCCAAGTTCGCAGAGTCGCGCCGACTTCGCGAGAAGGAGGTCTTCGCGACGAGCGGCTCGCAGGAGCCGTACATCCTGACGGCCGAAGGCTCCGGCTCCGGCGCCGGAGCCGCGACCGACAGGCGCGACGCCGGCACGATGGACCCCGCCTATGCGACCGACAGCGGAACGCAGACCGCCCCCGGAACGGAAGCCCCGGCCAAGCGCACGCGACGCACCAAGGCGCAGATCGCCGACGACGAGAAGAAAGAGTACGCCGAGAAGGTCAAGCTGGCGCAGCAGTTGGGCGAGGCGTCCAACATTTCGACCACGCCCGAGGACCGGCAGGATCCCGAGTTCGCTGACGACGAGGCGACGGAGGAGCAGGGCGACTTCTTCGGCGACGAGGATGTGCTCGACGAGGACGTGGCGGATGACCTGATCGACGGCTACGCCGTGACCGACGAGGGCCTCGTCGCCGCGATGAAAGCCTATGTCGCCAAGTTCGACATGGCTGCGGCGCAGACCAACGCCAAGGCCCTGTTCGGTGGCTACACCAAGCGCAGCGAGGTCACTGCGGCCGGCGAGGCGGCGATCGCCACCGCGATCCGCAACTTCGCCAACGCCGTCAACACCGGCAAGGCGGCCTGACATGGCGCACGGTTCTCGCGCCCATGCTCGGTGGTCGGCCAGCTCGTCAGAGCGCAACTTCGCGTGTCCTGGCGCGCTGGCGCTGATCGAGCGCATGGGCGTCGAGGATCGTGAGACCGAAGCCGCGGCCTGGGGCACCGCTTGCCACCAGGTCGCGGAACGCTGCCTCCGCGCGGGCGATGATGCCGACAAGTACATCCTCACGATAGAGAAAACGAAGTCATTCTCGTTCGTCTTCGACGAGGAGATGGCTGAGTGTACGCAGGTCTTCCTCGACTACGTGCGCGGGCGGATGACCGAGTATTCGGAGGCAGGCGAACTCTACCACCCGGACGGCCACGCCTGCTCGATTCCAGAGGCCACCCTCCTGATCGAGCAGCAGTTCGACCTGTCTCCCATCAACCCGCCATTTGAAGCGGGAGGGACAGGCGACGCCGTGCTGCTGTTCCCGGCCTGGGGGATGATCGAGGTCGTCGACCTCAAGACCGGCCGCAAGTGGGTGGAGGCCGAGGGCAACAAGCAGACGCGCACCTACGCCCTCGGCGCAGCCATCGCCAACAAAGGGCCGTGGACGCGGGTTCGCAGCACGATCGTCCAGCCGCGTGTCGGTGACGACGCCGTGCGCTCCGAGGAAATCGACATCTGCGATCTCCTCGACTGGACGACCGATTTGCTCGAAGCCATGCACGCCAGCGCCGCCCTCGACGCCCCTCTCATCGCCGGCGACCACTGCCACGCGACGTTCTGCCCCGCTGCGGGCCGTGGCTGCCCCGCGATGGAGGCCAAAGCCCTCGAGGCTGCCCACACGTTCTTCGCGCCCGTCGAGGCTGGCGCTGTCGCGGTAGCGCAGCCGCCAGACCCGCGCACCATGCCCGTCGAGAAGGTCGTCGGCGTCCTCGACGCCGCAGACATGATCGAGAACTGGCTCAACGGCGTGCGCCAGTACGCCCGCGAGCTGGTCGAAGCCGGCGAGACGGTCGGCGACTACATCCTCGTCGACAAGCAGGCGCGGCGGAAGTGGCTGGACGCGGAGGATCTGCCCTCGGAGCTGACGAAGCGCCTCGGCATCCCCGAGAGCGGCCTCTACGAGAGCAAGCTCAAGTCCCCGGCGCAGATCGACAAGTTGGCCGGGAAACAGGGGGCGAAGATCATCGCCGATCTTTGGACGAAGGAGAGCAGCGGGACGAACCTGGTGCGCTCCGACAAGACGACGCGCGTGCCTGCCATCCCTGCCGCGCAGAAATTCTTCAGCATCGAAAAGGAGTAGACGAATGGCGAAGAACAGCATGTTCCGCACCGACCGGTTCAAGGGGCCGCTCATGCGCATCAGCTACGCATGGCAGCTTTTCAAGCCGCGCGAGGCGGGCGAGTTCGGCCGCGGCGGCTACGGCTGCACCCTCATCATGCCGAAGTCCGGCGACTGGTCGGCCATCCAGGGCGCCATCAAGGCGTGCGTCGCAGGACAGTGGGGCGACCGCGGCGCTGAGAAGTGGAAGGCGGGGCTCATCAAGAACCCCATCCTCGACGGTGCCGGCAAGGAGGCCCGCAGCAAGGAGAGCGGCGAGCTTCACCCCGGCATGGGTGAAGACGTGCGGTTCATCCGCGTCGGCTCCGGCCTCGATCGTAAGCCGCAGGTCTACGACCAGAACGTCGTGCTCCTCGCCGACTCCGACGACTGCCCGAGCGGCTCGTGGGGCTACCCGGTGCTCAACGCCTACACCTGGCACAACGACCAGAACGGCGACGGCGTGAGCTTCGGGATCGAGATGTTCCAACTCGTGAAGAAGGCCGAGGGTGGCGACGTGCTCGGTGGCAGCGGGAAGGCCAACCCGAGCGCCTTCTTCGAGGCCGTGGCTGGCGCGGGCGACGGCGAGAAGCCCGAGTCTGCCGGCGACTTCTTCGGCTAGGCGCCGTGCCTGCCGATGTGATCTGCGACCTCGACAGGCAACTGATCGAGGCGCACATCGCCCGGAAGGGCGTCACAATCGTCGCGACCGGCGTGTACGGGCTCGACCCCTACGCGCCGCCGCCCTGCCTCTACTCGGCGTTGCACGCCACTCGCGCCAAGAGGGTCGCCCTCCGACGCGCGGAGGTGCGGACGCTCGTCGAGAAGGGCGTGACTCAAGACGCCATTGCCGAGGCGATGAACGTCTGCGTCTCGACCATCAACGGCGACGTGCGGGCGCTCAAGGACGAGGGGCGCCTGCCACCGGGATATCCGAGAGGAGAGCGACATGGCTAATATCGGTGATAACAGCGAGAGCTACCGCGTCACGGCCGAGGAGCTGAAAGGCTTCATCGCACGCATCGAAGGTCTCGACGCGCAGAGGACCGATCTCGCGGAGGACATCAAGGAGGTCAAGGCCGAGGCGAAGGCCCGCGGCTACGACATGAAGGCTCTGGCAGCGGTCATTCGGCGGCGCAAGCAGGATCGTGACGCCGTGAAGGAGCAGGACGCTATCATCGCCCTGTACGAAGACACGCTGGGGATCTTCTCCTGATGCCCACGATCCTCCCCGGTGACAACCGCGCCTCGCTCGCCGCGATGGCTGAGAACAGCATCGACGCGGTTGTCACCGACCCGCCGTACAGCTTGACGTCGATCACGAAGCGGTTTGGCGCGGCCAACGCTGCGCCAGCCAAGGGGGGCGACGGCAGCTTTGGCCGCGTCTCTGGCGGGTTCATGGGCAAGTCGTGGGACGCCACGGGCATCGAGCGCGACCCCGAGTTCTGGGCCGCCGTCTATCGGGTGCTCAAGCCGGGCGCGTTCGCCTTCGCATTCTCGGGCGCCCGCACCGGTCACTGGCAGGCGTGCGCTATGGAGCAGGCCGGCTTCGTCATGCACCCGATGCACGCCTGGATCTACGGTCAGGGCTTCCCGAAGGGGCACGACGCCAGCAAGGCGATCGACAAGCACCTAGGCGTCGAGGGCGACGTGGGGGGCTACAAACCCGGCTACGCCTCCCGACAACGGCCGGGGCTGCTGAAGTCGATGGGTGACGCTTGGTCGGGGGAGGGGGGATTCCACCGGCCTTGGATGGACGACCCGGACGCCGTGGACCGCCAAGCCCGATCGTACCTGCCCGGCTCTCCCGAGGCCCAGCAGTGGGACGGCTACAAGTACGGCACGCAGACGCAGAAGCCGGCGATGGAGCCTATCTACCTCGCGCAGAAGCCCTACGAGGGTAAGCCGGTCGAGAGCATCCTGAAATGGGGCGTCGGGGCGTTCAACATCGACGGCTGCCGCGTGCCGGCAGCGGACGGCGTACCGAAGTTCGCGCGTAGCGGCGGTGCAGCCGCTAACGTATACGGCGATGGCTTGAACCGAAGCAACCGCACAGGCGAACTCACGCACACCGGCCGCTACCCCGCCAACGTGCTGCACGACGGCTCGGACGTGGTGTTGGCGCTGTTCCCCTACACCAAAAGCACCCCGCCGGGGAACATCAAGCCCAGCGATTCCACCAAGCACGCCTACGGCGAGTACGCGACCCGCAGCCTCGTCGGGCACACAGACGAGGGATCTGCAGCACGCTTCTTCAACAGCTTTCCCGTCGATGAGGTGCCCTGGCCGCTGGCGTTCTATCACGCCAAGGCAGGCAAGGCTGACCGCGCGGGCGCGAAGCACCCTACCGTGAAGCCGATCGGCCTGCTGCGCCACCTGATCCGCCACGTCTGCCCTCCGGAGGGCACGGTTCTCGACCCCTTCGCCGGCAGCGGCACGACGGCCGAGGCAGCGCGGCTCGAGGGCATGGGCTGCGTGTTGATGGAGGCCGAGCCCGACTACCTGGCGTTCCTGCGGCGGCGGTTCGTGTCTGAAATAGCGGAGGACATTTTCGCATGAACCTCACGGAACTCGAAGCCGCGATGACGGCGCGGAACCTCCAGGCCGTCACCATCGCCTACGTCACGACGCGCGGGGAGTGGCAGGCGAGCCTCCGGCCGCGAGGCGGAGACGGGTGGCGCATAGACATGGGCGCCACGGTCGAGGAGGCCGTCGCGGGTGCGCTGGCGCAATTCCGCGCGCCTGTTGTGTCTGATTCGTCGGCAGACGAAGTGGATCTGTTCGGATGAAAGTGCTCGTCGCCTGCGAGTTCTCCGGGGTTGTGCGACGGGCGTTCCGCGCGTGCGGGCACGACGCCTGGTCGTGTGATCTTCTCCCGGCCGAGGATGGCGATCCGCACCACATCCAGGGCGACGTCTCGGAGGTATTGCTGCGGGGCTGGGGGCTGATGGTGGCTCACCCGCCGTGCACGCATCTAGCCGTCTCCGGGGCGCGCTGGTTCGTCGAGAAGCGAGAGGAGCAAGCCGAGGCCCTGGACTTCGTGCGGGCGCTCCTCGCGGCCCCCATCCCCCGCATCGCACTCGAGAACCCGATCAGCATCATTTCCTCCCGCATCCGCAAGCCGGATCAGATCATCCAGCCGTGGCAGTTCGGGCACGGCGAGACGAAGGCCACCTGCCTATGGCTCAAGGGCCTGCCGCCTCTGGTGCCGACCAACGTCGTCGAGGGCCGGGAGGCGCGCGTGCATCGGATGCCCCCCGGCCCCGATCGGTGGAAGGAGCGCAGTCGCACGTTCCCCGGCATCGCCGAGGCTATGGCGGATCAGTGGATCAGCGAAGGCATCTTCGGATGACGACGCTCTCCCTCGACTTCGAGACGAGGAGCGCCGTCGACCTCAAGCGCGCCGGCGCGCACCGCTACGCCGCCGACCCCAGCACCGACGCCTGGTGCGCCTGCTACGCCCTCGACGACGACCCCGTGAAGGTGTGGCGGCCGGGGATGCCGACGCCCCCCGAGATCGCGCTGGCGCAGATCGAAGGCTGGACGATCGCCGGCTGGAACGTGGCCTTCGAGCGCCTGATCTGGAACGGCGTATGCACGCCGCGCTACGGCTGGCCGCGCCCGGACCTCGAGCAGTTCGACGACACGGCTGCTGCGGCCGCAGCTATGGGCCTCCCGCGCAACCTGGGCGACGCAGCTCGCGCCCTCGGCAGCGAGCACGAGAAGGACGACACCGGCCACAGGCTCATGTTGCAGATGGCCAAGCCTAGGCGGGCGCGCAAAGGCGAGGCCGAGGGCGTCTACTGGTGGGACGACGAGGACCGCCTAGGGCGCCT